AGTTTCATCATTACAGAGAATGACAGTACCCTTGGCCAGTGACCAAAGTTCAAGCACCCAAGGTCTGTTGATGCCCAAACTCAAATATCGCTTTAGAGTTATGTTTGAAAACTTTGGTGTGAGTACACCAAGAACCGAACTGACCAAACAGGTCATAAGTTTTGCTCGCCCCAATTTGACATTTGAGGAAATTCCAATTCCCATCTATAATTCCACAATCAAACTGGCCGGCAAACACTCATGGGCACCTACCTCATGTGAAATTCGTGATGATGCATCAGGCGCAGTCAGCAGATTAATCGGCGAGCAACTGCAAAAGCAAATGGACTTTTTGGAAATGAGTAGTGCCGCGTCAGGTATTGACTACAAGTTTACCACCAAGGTAGAAATCCTGGACGGTGGTAACGGAGCCAATGAACCAGTTGTGCTAGAAACATGGGAATTGTATGGCTGCTACCTCAGTGGTGCTGACTACGGTGCATTGAACTACAGTGAAAGTGCTCCAGTATCAATAACCATGAGCATTGTGTACGACAACGCCAACCAAACACCTGAAGGCACTGGAGTGGGCACTGAAGTCGGCAGAACTCTTGGTGATGTAGTAACAGGCGCAGGCCTGGGCCTGACTGCTTAAAACATGGCATTTGGTCAAGACTTCCTCAAAGGAGTCACCCAAGGCATAGACTTCAAGAGCTTCGGCAAGCAACTTGTTGGTGGGTTCATAGGCAACAGTGTGTTGCGTGATTATCAACACGCAAGTCGCACATTCACTACCAACGCCTACGAACTCAAACCCAGATACAAGTTTCTCTTTCATGTGAGTTTCACGCTGAATGTGGAAGAGATTCCTTTTTTGAGCAGTGCCTTCCCCCCTGAGGACAGAAGCATGCTGAGCCTTACGGTAAAAACCATTGATCTACCCAAATTTAGTATTGATGTGGAAACTCTGAATCAATACAACCGCAAAAGAATCATACAGAAAAAACTCAATTATGAGCCCGTCAATGTGACATTTCATGACACCAGCAATGACTTGAATCGCAAGTTGTGGTACTACTACATGAGTTACTACTACAAAGATCCCACACAAAGATATCTAAACCCCAACCCCAACAATGGCAGTAATGGCACCAGTTCATTGCGACAAGCCGGCTTTGGCTACAATGACCGCGACATCTACGACAGTCAACGCATTGGCAATGTCAACGACTGGGGTTATATTGGCGAAGCCTACAACGATGGCAACAGTGCTGGTACCACAGGCAAACCCCCGTTCTTTCGTGACATTAGAATCTACGGCATGGATCAACGCAAGTTTGCTGAATATGTGTTGATCAATCCACTGATAACTTCCTGGGGCGGCGATCAATACAATTATTCTGAAGGTGCTGGCACCATGCAAAATTCAATGACCATTGCATATGAAACTGTGAAATACTATTCAGGTGCCTTGGGCCGAGCACAATCAGGTGGCGATTCAAATGTGCTAGGTTTTGCCACAGACGCACACTATGACAAAACTGTGAGTCCCATTGCTAGACCCGGCGCCAATGCTACTGTGTTTGGTCAGGGCGGATTGTTAGATGCAGGTGCTGGAATTCTTGGCGACTTACAAAGTGGTTCGGTCTTGGGCTACATTGGTGCAGCGCAGAAAGCTGCCAGACTCAGCCGAACATTCAAAGGCAAAAATCTTGGCAGTATTGCTGCCAGCGAAGCCGTGGCTCTGGGCACAAAAACGCTGCAACAAGGCGTCAATCCAGGTGGTGTACGTCAAGTGTCCAACAAACCCAATGGTTGGTTGTTTCCCACACCCAACATTGCGCCACAGACAGCGCCGGTCACTGGTCGAGGCGTAGACAACGCAGGAGCCAAATCGCCGTTCAAATCATGAGTACCGTAAACTATACCAATCCCAACAAAGATCTCACAGTGAGACTGTTTGATCAATTTTACAGTTATGAAGTAGATGTGCCGGCCAACGAGTATGATGTGGTTCACAGTTATTTTTTAAGTGTAATGAGCACTCGCCAGGCTGCAGGCAACTTTACCATGAGCCTGTTTAGAGTGGCACAAAACACAGGCATTCCTGCGCTGACACTGTTGAAAGAGTTTCAAGGACTCAACGGTGTTAATCTCAGTGCCAGTTTAGCTTATTATCTCAATAGTATTCGCAGCCGAGCCACGCTGCTGGGCGTGGGTGTAGCAGTAACACCCAATTTCTATCAAGCTAGAAATGTACTAAAATGAGTCGCTGGGCACAAGGCAACTATGTCATAGTCAATCGTGAAAAGTACGCGGGCAATGGTACACCACGCTACAGATCAGGTTGGGAACTGAGCTTTATGAAGTTCTGTGACACCAATGATCATGTGTTGCAGTGGGCGTCAGAGAGCATTGCTATTCCTTATCGTCATCCCATAACAGGCAAGGTCACACAGTATATTCCAGATTTCTTAATAACTTATCGCACCAGGGACAACACCATGCGAGCTGAGTTGATTGAAATCAAACCCAAAAGTCAAAGCGTGATTGAGTCAAAAATGAACAGCAGAGACCGTGCTGTGGTAGCAATCAACTATGCCAAATGGCATCAAGCAACACTATGGGCCAGGAATAACGGAATGACCTTTCGGGTAATTACCGAAGATGACATGTTTGTTAACGGTAAAAACAAGTAAATTATACAAAGTGGTAAATATTGTGATGTTTACACATAACAAATATCACAACATATATTTTAAAATCATCAACCGAGCACAACAGAGAATATTAGAAACTAATGTAAAATTTGAAGTGCATCATATTATTCCGCGATCACTTGGCGGTAGTGATCATACTGATAATCTTGTTAAACTAACACTTAAAGAGCATTGGGTTTGTCATAGACTTTTAGTTAAGTTTTTAGATGATCCAATTTCCTTAAGAAAAATGTTTAACGCATTGTATATGATGGCAGTAAAAGATTATAGAACTATCAATGGTCGAATCTATCAACATATTAAAGAAAACGTCGTTCCTTGGAATAAAGGACTAACTGGACTATATCATCCACCTCTTAATACAGAAGCAAAACAAAGACTCAGTGCTCTGTGGAAAGGTAAATCACGTCCTCAAGAACATCGAAATGCAATGAAGGCCGGATGGGAACGAATCAAGCAAGAAGGATACCAACCTTGGAACAAGGGCATTGTTGGTCTGAAAGGCCCGTGCCAGCCTACTACACTAATTGACCCTGATGGTATACTACATCACTATGAAAGTATGAAACAAGGGTGTAAAGAAAACAATCTCATTTACACAAAAATGAGCAATGTAAAAAATGGGCACTTGCCACATTATAAAGGCTGGACCATAGCCAAACAGCCACTAAATAGGGCATGACTCGTAAACTTGAATCCTTGTTTGACTTACCCCCTTCAATCCCTGTAGAAGACGAACCTGCCCCACAACCTGCGGAAGACCTGCGTAGCCAACTACAAACCCTAGATGACAACATAGACAAAATTGATTCGGCCCTGCCTGGTGTGCGCGGACTAGAAGCCAACGACGAAGAAATGGATGGCCTGGCTGACTTGGCCAAAAGCAGTTACAATGATCTAATGGATCTGGGCATGCAGGTTGACAGCAGATTTGCCAGTGAAATATTTTCAGTGGCCAGCAACATGTTGGGACATGCTATCACAGCAAAAACCGCCAAAATGGACAAGAAATTGAAAATGATTGATCTACAGTTGAAAAAAATGCGACTGGATCAGCAACAAGCAGTGATAGATGCCAAGGCAGCAGATGCGGGCACTGGTGAAGCCATGCAAACAGCACAGGGCATGGTGTTGAGTCGCAACGATCTACTGGAACGATTGCTCAGTAAAGATCAAAAAGATAAAAAAGAATAAATATGTTACAGGAACCCGATATGAAAAATTTTGCCCATTACCTCGCCGAAAGCGAACGTACATACAATTATCGTATCAAAATGCTGGGCAAACCGTCCGGCGATTTGATCAGCCAGTTGAAAAAGAAGTTGGATCAATTTGATCCTGTTAAAATGGGTGATCCCAAAACTACCCCAATACAAGTCATCCCTACCGACTTTCCCAACAACAAAAACGATTCAGTAACAATGTTTGATGTCAGCTTCCGGTATCCAGCTATTGAGCCACAAATCAAACAACTGGCACAATTGATGGGGTTTGATCCCAATCATGTTGTCATGCAGACCACACCACATGTGGATGGCTTGGTACACGAGTACGAACAGATTGATGCCGAAAACAAAGACCTATTAGGAGACACAGATTATCCTGCACCTGATGCTGAACAACGTGCATTGAAGAAAGACTACGCAACTGGTCCTTACGACCATGCTGTGTTGAAAAATGCATACCGTACAGATTTTACTGTGGCTGGGGGCAAGACACCTCCTGCTCGAACCACAAATGATATTCCAACGGGCAACAAGAGCCCAATGACCAAGATCAATCGCCCACCCAAGCCAGCCACTGGCGCTAACCCAAGAGGATAATACAAATGAGTTTCTTTTACGATTTAAACAAAAAACTAGACGGCATTCGTGCCACACCCGAAGTCACACACCAGCAGTTGAATGAGCGTGACATGAGTCGTGCTGCCAAAGGTTATGAAAAGTACGGCAAACAAGGCATGGAAGCATTGGCCAAGGCCGGCCGCGAAGGCAAAGCTCTTGATCCCGTTAGAAAAAAGTACGACAAGTATGACAACGACCAAGTGGATGAAGACATGTACAATCAAGGTGGCGTGTACAAAGAACTAGATGTTGAACCAAAACGACCACAAGATGCGGAAAGAAGAATGACTCGAGGAACCCGTCCAGCAACAGCATCACCAGGCTTTGGAAAAGATTACAAACCCTTGGTACCTGACACAGAAAAACCAGGCAGTGCTCGTGGCACAATCAAAGGTGGAACATTTCAAGCTGATCCCAAAGGCCGAGTCAAACCACCAGGTGGTGATCCTGAAGGTGTCAAAGAAGCTGGCATGACGCCCAAACAAAAATCATTTGCTAAACTGGCACCTCCTGCAAACAAAATTACCTTTGCTGACAAGATTGCCGGTGCCAAAAAAGAAGTTGACGAGATGCTGGGTGATGTAGCTGCCGAAGCCATGCGCAATGCATTGAGCCCCAAGCAAAAGAAAATTGACATGAACAAAAATGGCAAACTAGATGCCAACGATTTTGCCATGTTGCGCAAAGGTGCCAAGCCTGAAATGGACGAAGAACGTTCCAAAGGCACTGCATTTGACCCAGACACACCAAGAGTCTCTACTCCCAAAGTTGGCAGCGTCGAACGTGGTCACAAACACGACATCAAACACACAGCCACAGGCCGCATGGTCACACGCCGTACAGATGATCAAGGCAATTCAGTTGGTGCCGACGATGATTCAGATGCAGATGCAGGACCACGTGGTAGAGGCAGACCCAAAGGCACCAAAAATGTCAGCAGCAAAGCCAAGGTGTTTCAAAGAAAATCCAAGTTGATGACCAAGGAAGGTGAAGACGATCCAGCAGAAAAGGGTGAATATGATCGCGAAGGCGACATGGCTCTTGATGACATTGACACCATTGAATCAGCAGCCAACGAACTGCAAAGCATCATTGACGCTGACGACAACTTGCCAGAGTGGGTGCAAAGCAAGATCAACAAGGCCATGGACTACCTGGATACTGCACGTGATTACATGGCAGCACAAGGCAATGATCAAGAACCCATTGCTGAAAAAGCAGTAAGCAAACAACAACAAAAATTCATGGGCATGGCACGAGCCATGCAAAAAGGTGAAAAGATCAAAGGCGCCAGTAAAGAACTGAAAAAAGTTGCCAAGACCATGAAGCCAAAAGACACAGAAGACTTTGCCAAGACCAAGCACAAAGGCTTGCCTGACAAAGTCAAAAGCAAAAAGAAAGAAGTTGATGAGACCTCTGAAGAAGGTAGAATAACTACCACAAGAACTGGTCCTGGGAAGACTTTGACCACTTCCAGCACTGGAAGAGTCAGTGCAACCATTGGCAACGGTAAAATGTCTGTCAAACCAGGCAAATCAGACAAACAAATGGACGATGACACAGATACAGCATCCGTGTCCAACAAGGAGACCAGTCCATCCAAGTCCGGTGGCATGAGTTATGGCAAAGGCATTTACGACTCAATGAATCGTGAACTGGAAAACATGATTGCTGAATCAATGAGCGTGAACATGAGTGACTCCACAGAAGGCAACCGGAGCCTCACAGTCACAGCCACCGACGAAGATGCAATGAAACTGGCCATGATATTGAAATCAGCTGGACTTGGCGGACACGGCGACGACATGCACTCACACGGTGAAGAAGCATGTGACACCTGCGGCATGCAAGACTGTGGTTGCGGTGATGTACAAGAAGCAGTGGATGAAAATGCTCCTGATTGGCCTACCAACACTGAACAGGCTGACAACAATTTTGGTTATTCAGGTGGCTTGAACAAGCCCAAGACAGACGTTGCTGGCGATGGTCAAACTACCATTCCCAACACAGCAGTTCACACACAAGACGAAGATGCCTTGCGCAGAATGATGGAAATGGCCGGCGTCAAACAAGCCGAACTTGAGCCATGGAAAGAAACCATGAAAGAAGAGGAAGAGGAAGAAGTTGAGGAAGACTTCCTTGAAAGCATTCAGCGCATGCGAGCGATTGCCGGCATCCAAGAAGCCAAAAAGCCTGATTTCTTGGACATGGACAAAGATGGCGACAAAGAAGAACCCATGAGCAAAGCTGTCAAAGACAAAGAAGAAAAGAAAGTTGATGAAAGCATTTTTGCTCTCACCAATCAATGGAAAGCATACAAGGGGTAAATCATGATGAGACCTTACAGTGATGTGGCAGCAGAACTTGCTCAACGCAATGCCAACAATTATGTGCCACCCAGTATTCCGAGCGTGAAACAAACACCTGTGGAAATTCCGGGTGTGATGTATCAAACACGAGAACTATTTCAACCCATAG